GAGCCACTAATGAGTATAAGGAAGGTATCAGAGAGCTACAAAAAATGTCTGAATCTCGATGGAGTTTTGCTCCAGAAAAAGAGATTCAAATATATAGAGACATTAGTGATAAACTATCTTGCCCTGTAAATATATTAAAATGGTTAGCTTCTGTGATTACTACCGGAGAAAATGCAGAGACTATTTCAAGATATAAAACATCCGGTGAACTAGAACCATAGGTAAATAAAATGGAAAATGATAACGCTACCCAGACGGATGCGTTAGAAGAGGTTGGTGAAACTTCTGAAGACGCACGTATAGAAGGGGTAAACCCTTCTAGTAGACAAAAAGCTTTAGAAGAAATTTACGAGCGAAGAAGTAGAGAAGTAATTGAGGAGGATTTTGAAGAACAAGAAGAGGAAGCTCCAGCAACTCCAATATGGCATGATGGAGAAGAATGGAAGACTAGAATTAAAGTCAATGGAGAAGAAGTTGACGTTTCTTTTGATTCTTTAAAATCTTCACACCAAAAAGATAAAGCTTCTCAAATTAGATTTGAGCAAGCCTCCGCAAAAGAAAGGCAATTAATAGCTAGAGAACAGCAATTAATGCAACATGCGGAAAACCTAAAGAGGCAGCCATCCCAAGAGGACGCGCCTAAAGAAGACGAAGCAACTGATGTTGATGATGTAGTTGAAAAATATCATGCTGCTTTGTTTGAAGATGATGCTGCTGAGGCAGCTCGTTTGTTAAAAACCTTGTCGAATAGTGGGCGCGGTAACGCTACCCAGAATGTAGAAGAGGTTGTACATAGGGCTATTGTGTCCTATGACCAGAGTAGACAGAGAGCAGTAAAACAGCAAAGAGAAGCTGTTTATCATAAAAGTCTTCAAAATGCTGTAAAGTCTTTTGAAGAGAAATATCCTGATATAGCAGAATCTCCAGAGCTTAGAACAATTGCGGATAATAAGACGGTCACCCTAACTCAGGACAATCCTGATTGGACACCTAGTCAAATTATAGAAGCAGCTGCTGAGTATACTCGTGATTGGGCTGGAACAGTGCCTAATCAAAATGGTAGGTTAGCGCGCAAGAAAAAAATTGTGCAACAGCCTAAATCTGCAAGGGCTTCTGCTAACATTGGTTCTGATGAAGTTCCAATGACAGCTTCTGAAATAGTTCAGGAGATGAGGAAAGCTAGAGGCCAAATTTTATAACTTCTATAGGAGGTAATTATGGCTGGACAAGTATGGTCAGTTAGCACCTCCGGTGGTTATATGTATGCCTTAAATCTGAGTCGCCTTCTTAGGATGGCAGTTCAGCCAATGGTAAAGTTCCGTCAGTTCTGCGACGTAAAAGACGCAGCGCATCAGGGACTTCATCGAGGTGATACATTCCATTGGAACGTGTTTAGTGATGTTTCCACGCAAGGAAGCACACTAGTAGAAACCAATACAGTCCCAGAAACCTCATTCACTATCTCTCAGGGAACAATGACGATCACGGAAGCAGGTAACTCTGTACCGTGGACGGGCAAGTTAGACGATCTCTCTGAGCAGCCAGTGGCTGAGGTAGTAAGGAAAGTATTGAAGAACGATGCCAAGAAGGCATTCGATACTCTTGCCGCTGCTCAGTTTAATGCGTGTGCTTTACGTGTAGTTCCTACTGCTGGAACAAGCACGACAGCTCTTACGCTGACAACTAACACGGCATGTACGATAACTAATGATGTTGCTTTTCAAAAAGAGCATGTTAAGTTAATTGTCGATATCATGAAAGAGCGTAACATCCCAGCTTATGCTGATGATGATTATTATGCTTTGGCATGGCCAACGACATGGCGTACTCTGAAAGATGATCTAGAATCAATCAAGCAGTATGTTGATCCTGGTTTTCAGATGATTATGAATGGCGAAATTGGTCGTTATGAAAGCGTTAGATTCGTAGAACAAACTAATATTGCGAAGACGGGTATGTCCACTGCTGCTGCAGCTTGGACTAATTCGAAATCAAATTGGGCTTTGTTCTTTGGCGAGGATACTGTTGCTGAGGCAATTGCAGTTCCTGAAGAAATTCGTGGGAAAATTCCTGGGGATTACGGAAGGGATCGCGGCGTCGCATGGTACTACCTTGGCGGATTTGGCATAACACACACGCAACAGGCCCAGACACGTATAGTGATGTGGGACAGCGCAGCTTAAGGAGATATTATTATGAGTTATTCAAATCCTGTAACTACGCGAATCCAATCTGGTGCTAATCAAGATATGGGTAATGGCACACCTACTGTTTTCTCTTTTAAGGGACCAACGGGTATGCAAGGAACCATTATTGATGTTGGTATTGAGGTTACGGAAACTTTCGCGTGTGATAGTACAGATGCATCATTTCAGGTTGGAACTACTAGTGATGCAGATGCTTATTGCAAACTCAACATTTCGGACGGTACTCTCTTAACTGATACATTCAATATCCAAGATGATACGAATGCTATTATTGCAGAGGCTATTCCCGCTGATACTCAGATCGAATGTACTCCAGTTGTTGGGGTAGATGCCGGTACTGAAGCTGGTGGGGGTTATCCGTATGTTGTTGTTGAGTGGTACTAAGGAGGTCAATTATGGCTAAAGATACAGCAGGAAATCATCCAACGGTTAATCAGAATGGTCTTATCGAAAAGAAGGACATAGCTGGAGAGTCTTTAAAATCTCTAGGTATGACCAGTGTTGGTAAGGCTCAGATGCCGCAGGGGATTGCTAAATCAAATATTTCCACTGATCGTGGAAAGTTTGAATGGCGTTAAGTTAATTGGTGATGGGGCGGGAAACCGCCCCTAATCCATACGAGGATATTAAAATGACTAAAAAAATGAATTCAATTGAAGCATTCATTGGTGGTGCAGTTGAAACTCCAGAGATGGGGTATGGTCATACTGAAGCGGTTCTTAAGGGATATACAAGTGGCTCTCAATTATTTGATGAAAGAGCTAGGGATTTTAGGTATGATCAACGAAGAACAAATAACGAAGGTAGAGTTAACGGACAAATGGTGAGAGGAAGCGGCGTCATAGCAGGATGGGCGTTCTAAATAAATAGTGAAAAAAATAGTAGTTCCTGAAAAGGAAATAAATGAGTTTACCCTTGAAGATTTTGGGGGTAAGAGAGGAGACAAAACTGCATGTGTTGTTAGATACGGTGGTTTTGGAGATATGTTACAAGTTGCATCTATACTTCCGCTATTAAAAGATCAGGGGTATAAAGTATGCATAAATGTTACTGAGAGAGGAGAGGATATTTGCAAGAGTGATCCGAATATTGACGAGCTTATTATTCAAAGAACTGATCAGATATCTATTGATAGTCTAACAGAGTACTGGGATAAGATGTCTCCATGTTTTGATAAATTTATACAGTTATCAGAGTCGATAGAGGGTTCTCTTTTATTAGTGGGAGATAGGACTGAAAAGCTAAATGGCATACAAACTAGGGTTCCAGGTAATCCTAAGTTTTATAACTTTAGTAAAGAAGAGGTTCATGAATTATGTAATGTGAATTATATGGAAAGAATTCATGACATAGCTGAAGTTCCTCACGTATTTAATCCTAAATTTTATCCCACTAGACAAGAAAGGGAATGGGCTAAAAAAGAAAGAAAGAAGATAAAGTCTAAACATGTAATATTGTGGTCTTTATCAGGGTCTTCTGTTCATAAAGTATACCCATGGACTGATAGTGTAATAGCTAATGTTTTATCTAGAAGAAAGGATGTTTCTTTTGTTACTGTAGGTGATGAGTTATGTCAGCTTCTAGAACAAGGTTGGGAAAAAGAAAAGAGAGTTGTAACAAAGTCAGGTAAGTGGTCGATAAGAAAAACTCTTTCCTTTTTAGATCGTTGTTCTATAGTAATAGGCCCGGAAACCGGAGTGTTAAATGCGGCCTCTACTTTGAGCAATCATAAGATTGTAATGCTTTCTCATTCTTCTGAAGAAAATCTATCGAAACATTGGGAAAATACTACTTCTTTAGCGCCTGACTACTATGATAATTTTTGCTTTCCTTGTCATAAACTGCACTATGGGTTTAATACATGCAACAGAGATGAGCATACCGGAGGCGCAATGTGTGCTGCTAACATAAAATCAAATGATGTTTGTAATGATATAATGAAGAATTTGAAATGAGTACTTATCTAGTTTTATGTCAAAATATGGCGAGGGATATTGGTATCCCAGGAACAGGGCCAGACGATGTTGCATCAACTTCTCTTTCAGAAGAAGAGAATGCTGTCGTGCGTTATGTGAAACAAGCTGATCTAGATATACAAAGTAGGTGGTTTAATTGGGATTTCTTATGGACAGAAGCTACCATTACTCCTGTTGTGGGAACATCTACACTAACGTCTCCAAGTGATGTAGGTAACTGGAAATTAGATTCTATTGTTTTTTCCAAAGATACAGACTCTTACCAAGAGTTGGAGTATATGGATTGGGATGACTACAATATCCAGTATAAGATGGGGGTGGTTGAGTCTGGTACACCAGAAGTATTTGCAGTAAAACCAGATAACGTTATAGACGTATACCCAACCCCAGACGCAACTACAGCTATTTCTGTTGCATACTGGGCAACTCCTACTGAACTAGCAGTAGATGCAGATGTATCGGCTATACCTCCAAGACTACATAAGATAATAACATCAAGAGCAAAAATATATTATGCTGAAAGCGAGGATGCTCCTGAAATTTTATCTGGTGCTTTAGCTGAATTTGAAGACCTGCTAGATAAGCTAGAGTCAGATCAGTTACCTGGGCAAAAGAATAGAAGATTCTCAAGGGCTCAGGATATTACTAATTTTACAGTAGTGCCGCAATGACAAAATTAACTAGACGATCTCTCAAACCATCAGGGCTTCAGTCAAGTTATTTTCCATTTGAAGGTGGTGTAAACTTAGTAGAACCAGCATTGTCAATGAGGGCTGGTGAGCTAGTTGCTGCTGATAATTTTGAAGTGGATGTAAGAGGAAGATATAGAAGGTTAGATGGTTATGAAAGATTTGATGGACAGACCCTTCCTTCTGATATAACTTTATATAGAATTCCATTCATTGCTGGTACTGCTAGAGATTCCGTATTCAGTATGGCATTTGGAACTGCATTTGATATGCAGATCCCAGCAATAGGAGATTTAGTAAAAGGGGAAACTAGTGGTGCTTTAGGTCTTGTATTAAGCGTTAGTGTGGAGGATATAACAGGGGATGATGAGGCCGGTGCTTTTTCTATTACAAGAGAATTTAATGTAGCTTTTTATCGTCCTGAATTTGGAAGAGTGGAAAAAGGAGACGCAGAAGGTTATGTATATTTTAGGGTGAGAAGCGGGACTCTTCAGGATGGAGAAACGTTACTTTTTTTAAATCAGAACAGCGCTTTTGGAAGCGCATTTAATGTGGAGTATAAATAATGGGTAATGCAACACCAACAGCATTAAGGAAAACCAGAGCAGTTTTAACTGG